AATGCGTAACCCGCAAAACTTCCATTCTTTACAACCTGAGCAGTTAGCACGTTGTTGACGAATAGGCCAATAGTGTAATCGCTCGTGTAGGTTGTTGTAATGTCAACTTCAAAACGATATACGTTACCTGAGCCAGTTGCTCCCTGTGGCGTGAACACACTTGTTGTGTAGTTCCACCAATCTGGACTAATTACGCTAACGGGGTCTGGCGCTTCAATCTTCTCAAACGGCATTGCGTATGTCAAGTCCTTGTACATATACCCAGCCCTTCGGTGGCACCACATATACAATAGGTCGTAATCGTTTACGTCCGTGATATTTAAGCTTATCCCGTATTTAGTCGATATAGCATCTACGACTCTACTCAACTGAATGGCAGGCTTCAGGTCGTAATACTGAACTCCGTGGGCTTGGTTTTGGTTGTGCCAATAAATGTTATTCGGGTCTGAGTTGGTCGAGTCTGACTCGTAAAACCACACGTCTTGTGCCGTAATAAGTGGATAGATAATTACCCCTGAATGAATGCTCGCTCCTGTTAATCCTGAATGGATTGTTGCTTGGTCGTAGTCGTGGTTGTATGCCGATAGGTCAAGGTCGTACAGGTAGTCCTCCCCGAATAGGTCGGTAAGGTTTACAAGTTGGCCGTAAAAGGTGATGTCGTAGGCGTATGGTGCATTTTTTTGCATCTGCACTCCTTCCAGTTCGATAACCCCGTACCGAAATACCAAGCCGTTGATTTCAATGCGTCCCTCTGGCCTTACTCGGAAGTCTGCACCACCTACGATGTCGGTTCGGTAGTAGTGTTCGAAGATGGTATTGTTACGGGGCGAGGCGGGAACAGAGAAGCCCTGAGTAAAGTCGGTGAAGACCTTGCTTATGTCTTGGATGTTTTGAACGCTAAGATTGATTGAAATCTCCTCGTCTTGGAATACGTCCAATTCTTGCTCGCCAAGAAAGATGGTTACCTTGTTCATCGGATGTCGTTTAGAATATCCCAAGCAATCTCAAAGGCCATCGTGTAGTTGATGTTGCGGTCGTTGATGGACTTTTGATAACGAACCGAATCCCGCACCACGTTAGCCGTGAACTCCACCCCCTCGTAATTCAAGGAAATCTTTTCCGATAGCATTACCTCCTTGATAATATCGGCATAGTTCTCATCTACCCAACCCGTGTTCAGTGTGATAACCTCACGGCTATTGACGTTAAACTTGCGGTATTGCAGAGCCTGAGTCACGCTGGCTGCGGTGGTTGCACTTACGGACAACTGTGGCATATACGTCTCCTCGGTAAACGTAGCGTCTTCGGTAGATACCTTGAAAAAGGTAAGGTGGTCAGTTACCCCGAACTTGTTTACGAACGTGAGTCGTACTGGGTCATATTTCGGTTCGCAAATCTCGCTCACTGTATATACTACCGAAGGCGTTGCCGAGTCCTGCCCGAAGCCTACTTGAAAGGTCTCGTTTAGACCAAGCCCAGAGAAGGTAGATGCGTTTACTCGGTCGTAAGGAATATAAGCAATTCTGCTTGCGCTTGTCGTGCCTGGCGTGTAGTTGGCCACGTTAGTCCAAGATGCACCGATATTGCGGTAAAAGAAGTAGATGCGTGATGGTGCGTATGCTGATAGAACGTAGTCCTTACCTACTGCCGTGTACAAGGTTCGGTTGGTCACCATTCGGCCTGTGGTTGTTCCCGTATGTTGCGTGAAGCTCAACCATCCATCCGTATTTAACCACGAAGCGTTGTTTACAATCAAGCCAGAGCCAGGCGTTCCACCGTTGACGTAGTTAGAGGACAAGGAGAACTTACACCACACGGCCTCCGTAGTTCCGTTCTGATACGAGTTGGTACTCGACTGCTTTAAGACGGAAATAATCTTCTCACGGATAAGTTCGCTTATCTCAAAAGTAATTGGCGCATCGTTGATGCTCGTCTTGTACAACGTGTAGTCAATCGCTGGGCTTGTAGTGCTATCCCCTGCAAAGATTCGCAACGTAAGGGTTGCGTCAATAAGGCCGTCTGTGCCTCCTGTGCCCTTGGTTAACGTAATAAAGATAGGCGACCTCGCAAACTGCGGAGTCGTGGGATAGGTTGCGGTGGGTATAGCCATTACTTATTCTTTGGATTCGTTGCGAACATTTGGAAGTCATCTGGGCCAAGGCCAAATGCGCTTATTAATTCTTTTGGTAGTTTATTGAAGTTCACTTTGAAAGGATTGCTAAAAAAGTAACTCGGCTTGATGCCATTGTTGAACACGCTCTTTGCGATAAGGTATTGCAGCGACTTGCGTGGGATAAACTTGCCATCCTTGCCTCGTACTCCAGCAAGTCCCTTGCGGACTACCCATTGAGCAAATGCCTTGGGTGGCGGCATCTTGTTGGTGTATTTGTACGGCGTGTTGAACTTACGCTTGACACCACTTACGCCCTTGTCCTGGAACTCCCCGTAATCCTCCATCTCAAAGGTCAAGGAGAACGAATTAGGCCCGACTGATAGTTCGTAGTCTAACGATTCGTAAAGTTGCTTAGAGCTGTTCTTTTTCTTCTTTGTAAGATTCTGCCTCGCCTGTTGAATTACACGCTTGGCGAACTTATTAAGAACGGCTTCGACTAACTCCTGACGTGGCATTAGCAGATACTAATTTCGGTGTTAGGTACAATCAGGTCAAAGGTGAGGTTCCATCCCGTAAGCAAGTTCTCGAACCGCTCCGTGAATGGCTCGCAGGTAACGTCTCCTTCGATTTCGTACTTCTCTGTGTACAACGTACCACGACGCAACTGCGACTGCAACCCGTTGAGAATAGCAAGCGTGGTATTCAGAATATCCTGCTGATTGTCCACACCGAAGAAAGGCTCGTTTTGGTCTCTCAAATCTTGCTTGGTCTCATCCACGATGTCCATAGCCATTACCGAAATGTTGAAACGGATTACGTGGTCGGCAAAGGTCGCCTGATTCACCATAATGTGAGCAAGAGGGAATATGCTCTGCTTGTTTAGGTCTACATCAAATATATCCCCAAAGGTCACAACTTTCACCAACGGATGGCTGCTGAGGTACTCGTTAATCTTTTCGGTGGCTTGGTAAAAACTTCTCATCCTTTTATCTTTTGTATTTCAATTTCGTTCTTCTCCTTTTCAAAACTTAGGTAGGTCAAACATTGATGAATAGGTAATCGAGTGACTGCCTCAAACTTTGTGACATCTCCTGAAGCCAAAGCGTAGATGCTGGAATACCATCCCCATCGTTGCCCGAACTGGGCTTCCCTTGTGTAGACGTCTTCGCCTGTCTCGCCAAAGAGCTTAGTGTATGTTGCGCTAATACGTTCCCTAAACGATAAAAAAAAACCATCGCACCCAAGGCAACCGAGACGGGCATCTGTTTGAACAATTCCTCCCTGTCCTCGTCTGGCGTGTAGTCCTCGATGTCGTACCGCTCGCCTTTCTCCTTGGTGACGGGCCGATACAATACCGCCATTGCACGATGCATCGTAGCCCAGTCCTTCATATAGTTGTCAAGGTCTACAAACTCGCCCAATGAAATATCGTTCAGCGCAGGGATGAATCCGTACTTGGTTCCCTTTAACTCGAAGAACTTGGTTAACTCTGGCTTTTGGTTTAAGGTCTTGCTCAATACGGTTAGGACGTTGTTAGCGTCCACGAGGCGAACCTTGGGCAGTTCAGCGAAGGGAACTTGGCAGAAGATTTCGAGCATCTTCTTTTGACGGAACTCTTCATCCCCCTCAATACGGGCGAAGCGTTGGTATTGCTCCAACGTGATTTCGTCAAGTGACGTAGGTACTACTAATTTCAGTTCCATATGATAAATAACTCAACGGACGTTATAGCGACCGTAGTTTGGTTTAGATAACTTATTGGCTACCGCATAACGTGCAGCATCGATTCCGTGGTTAAATGCGTCTATCGGCTTATTAAGTAGGTTTCCGTTCTTATCCTCAACCCACTTGTAGTTCTGGAGTTCTTTGATTAGGTTGCTGCTCCGTGGCGTTACAAACAGCTTGTGGCGTTTTAGAATATCAATCCCCGAGTTTACCGAGTCGGCTCCTTTCACGGTTGGCTTCACGTTCCATCCGAAGCGGTGCAGCTCATCGATTGACTTAGGCTCCGCAGAGTCGGCAAAGACCTCATCCCTTCGGTCTAAACTGAACGACTGAAAGTGGGCGTGGATGTCTCGGTTTGTGAGTCCAGTTCGGTAAATGAGTTCGTCAAGGTATAAGTGGTTGTCCAGTTGGTAAACGGCCACAAGTGCAGTTGGGTCGTTGGTGTAACCGAAGTCAAGTCCATAACTGATAAGTTTTGCATCTGTTGGTATTTCGGATTGCCCGAATTGAAAGATGGTTGCTCTTGACATTCCTCGTTCACCGAGGCCGTAGATACGCCAGTAGTCTTCGTCTGTATCTCTGAGGCGTTCGATTTCGTCCACGATGGACTTATCGAGGAACGGGTTGTCTTTGTAGGTACTTTGTATGTACGTTACATCGTCACGGGTTAGCAGCTTGTCGTAAATCCAATGGAAGGAATCGGACGGGTTGTAGTCGAGCCATATCTTGCCCGTTGTTCTTACCAACAACTGGAAGAAGTCTTCCCAACTTAATTCATTCGCCTCGTTGCAGAATAGGTAATCACGTCTTGCTCCTCGTTTCTTTTGTGGTTGGTCAAGAGACAGGAACTCGAATAGGTTTCCGTTTAGTGAATAGGTGAAGTCGCTCTTGTTGTGCTTAGACTCGTCGTAGAGGTTCATATTGCGGAGAATCTCCATAAAGTCACGGTAGGCCGTCATCTTGAGCGATGGCAATGACTTACGCACAATGGAAAAGACCTTCCCCTTCTCTTGCATTGCGATGACAATCAGCATCTGCAAAAGAGAATAGGTCTTACCTGACCTTGAACCGCCTTGGTTAACTACGATGCGTGTTGGTGCTTCGTAGTTGCGCTCGAACAGTTCACTTGTCTTGATTTCCAGAACGGACAATTTCCACTTTGATTTGGGTTAGCTCTTCGGAGACCTCGTGTTTGTTTTCGACTCTTGCGAGCTTAGGCGTGGTGTACTCAGCCATCTTGCTCAATAGGTCAAGTGCTGCCTTTGGGTCTTCAGCTGCAACGTCACTCAACCAGATGGTCATATTCTCCAAGTTGTCCTCAATTAGCTTTTGGAATGCTTCTCGAATCTTGCCTGTGTTCTTGTTAGGAATTCCAGCAGGCCGCCCCGATGGGTTGCCGCTCACTCCCTTAACTAAGTTTGGATTTCCTCTTGCCATTTTTGTACTATTTAGATTTTTTCTAAATAACTCACTTGTGATATATCCAGCAGTCGCCAATAAAGGCTCGACCATATAGCAACTCATCTACTGCCTGAATTACACCTGGCCAATTCTCGTGGTAGTCGTCTCCTGCAAGTATTCCACCTTTCTTAACCTTTGGAAGCCATAAGGCAATATCCTCTTTAACGGCTTCGTAGGTATGCGTCAGGTCGATAAAGACAACGTCCAACGATTCGTCTGCAAACTTCTTTGAGGCGGTCTTAGAGGCTGCCTTAATTGATTTGTAATTACGTTCCCCCATATTCTCCCTGAACATTTGGTATATGTCTACCTGTGTTGCGAGTGCGTGTGTTGTGGTGAGTTCGTTTGGCGAACCTTTCCAAGTGTCAATGATTGTGATTTGTTTGCCTGTTGCTTTGTCGCATAGGTAGGCCGATGACTTACCGAGCCAAGCACCAAGCTCTACGAATGTACCTCCCTCTGGCATTTGTGCTATTAGGTAGTCGTATGCTGCTTCGTGGTTAAACCAACCGTCTATTTCTTGGTAACTTTTCATTTGAGTAAGCGTTCTAAACGAATGTCGTTAAAGTCGTGTATATTAAAATTCGTTATCATATCGGCGTGGAGTTGCCAAGCAATATCGAAGGCCTTGTCTTCTGTCAGTTCACGAATGGCTTTGTTCCAGTCTCCCTTGTGGGAAACCTTTACGCAGTTCTTGTTTGTTAGGTGTTGGGCGTATGGCGCAACGTCACTAATAATTAACGCACAACCAGCGAATCCTGCCTCTACCATCTTTAAATTGGATTTGCAGCGGTTAAACTCACTTGGGATAAGTGGAGCAAGGGCTACGTCAAAGGCTTGGTACATCGCCCCGTATTCATTCGGAGGCATTGTTTGGAGTTTGTATCTTGCTCGGCTCGCTTCAACGTAGCCGCCAATATCAGCAACGTAGGATTCAACAGTTGATAGGTCGATATTGTTTTGCAGTAAGTCTGGCAGGTGGCTAATGCCCGCAACGTAACCGAAGCGCATCTCTTCCGATGGCTCTCGGGTGATTTGCCATTGCGGGTCTGATGGGTCAAGGCCGTTTGGAATTATTACGACATTCTTGTTAATCTTTCGAATCTTGTCGGCCAAGTACTTCTGGGTTGTCCATACCTCATCTGCGAAGTACATCGAGTTGCGTATACGGTGTTCAAGTCCTGCTTTGTCGTATGTGATTTTAGATGGGTGGTCTAAGGCCAAGTGCCACCAGTCGTCGTTGTCGATGATAACCTTTTTACCTGATTGCTTGCAGATGGCAAAGAAGTTAGCGAACGACTCGCCAGAAAAAGGAACAGCTCTGGAAAAGATAACGTGCGTAATGCCTTCCCAGTTGTCGGGTTGGATTTCCTGCTTGTAGTTGATAATCTGGAAATCAATAAGCCCCTTCTCCTTTAGTAGGGATAGGGGCTTGTAGATTCGGTGGTAAACAACGCCAGAGTTCTCGTCTCCGATGCAAAGGATGCTTGGCTTCATCGTAGGTAATTGTAGTAACAAAGATACTCCTGATGCGTCTTAATCTTTGGGTTGCCTGCCATTAGGGATTGAGCGAATAATCCGTCGGCTTCGTATTTATATTCGAATCTTGCTTTCCCCATAAACCCAAGGCGAACCATATAAGATGCGGTATCGATGTTACCAACTCGAGGTGAGTCAGTAGCGTGGAGACGTGGGTCTCCGTTCCTGAAGCATTGCGCCCAGTTGATAAAGTCCTCGGTACTATCCTTGACGGCTTCGAACCATTTAGGATGAATGATATTGTCGTCGTCTAAGAAGTAGACATAGTCGTTATCGCTTGCTGATGCTTGCAGGTAGTCAAGGGCCAGATTACGAAGCGGGTTGCCCCAAGCACCACCAAGGTTAGACCGTATAACCTTTACGCCCTTTGGAACGTCTTTCTTGCTTGTGGAATAGTCCATAAACACCGTCCAAGTACAACCAGCAGGAATTGTCTCCCGCAGGTGTTCGAGGTTCTCAGGACGTGAGCAAGGGGTTACGATATGAATCATTGAGGTATTTTCTTTAAATGTACGGCCTTCAAGAAGTCCTTAGACAGTTCAACGCCAAAGTCGGCTTCGTGGTGGCACTCACGGCACAAGGCCATTAGGTTCTCTATCACGTCTCGGGTCTTGCTCCCACCCATACCCCTCGGTTCGATATGGTGAATGTCTACGGCTCGCCTGTTGCAAACCTCGCAAGGAATGAACTCAACAGGGTTTAACCCCATTGCCTTCAGGTAAACCTTCGTGTGATTCTTCATAATGTTCTCCAGAATTTCCGTTACGAATAATAATGCGGAGGCGTTTCTCCTCCTCGTCTTCAACGTATGTGTAATTAGCGCAGCTCATAAAGTGTAAAGTGAAATGGTCACAAAGTGTAAAGTGACATCGTTAAGGCGTCAAGTAGCACTTAGTGGTGGGTTTATCAATCAAGGTTTAGGTTATTGTCCGACATCAACTCACGCAGTTGTTCACGACAGGCGTAGTACGCTTTCAATTCACCTTCCGAGGTTTCGTCTGGTGCGTACTTTGTTTTACCTCGTAACCATTGGTCTAAGTCCCAAAGCACCGAGTGCATTTTAGAAGCGGATGTTGCCAAGTCAAATTCTATTTGGTCGTCTGGCAGGTTGTATTCGATTGTTGCCTTCATATCTCGTTGGTGTTAAAGGTTTTGAAATAAGTTTTTTATTGTGACTTCAATCTCACTCAATCGCTGCTCTGGCGATAACCCGCTATTGTCCGATTCAATTATAGCCGTGATTTCGTCTAACGTCTTATAGCAAGCGATTAGCTCTTGGATGTGTGCTTTCATTTCTCGTTGGTGTCCCAATACATTTCGCATTCACCGTTTTTAATAGGCGAGGTCATAAAGTAGGACTGAAGCATTCCAGCGGTAGCCGTGAATCGGTAGCAAGTCTCCCGAAGGTCGCATCCCCTGCCTGTGCATTTGGTTATGTCGGTCATAGTTGCCCAATGATTGTGTAGTTATCCAGCTCTGGCTCCTCCACGCCCATAAAGAACTCCTTGTATATTGAAATCGCCTCTTGCAACTTCTTTTCGCCTTCTTCAATAAACGCAGGGCTAACTGTGTAAATGCCCACGTCAAGACTCGCCTTGTCGATTGCGATAAATATAAACTTATCAATCGGCACACCAAAGAGACGTGTGTAGATATACGCCTGCAAGTCGTAGCCGTACTTCTTAGCCGAGTAAGGAAATGCCCGCAGGTCGGTAGTGGTCTTGAGGTCGGCAATGAATCCATCCCCGAGGATGTCGGCCTTACCCCTGAAAGGAATACCGTCTATCATTCCAATAGCGGGAACCTCGAAGTTACATCCCTGAATATATCCGAGGACTTGCTCGTTGCGTATCAGGGCATCTGCGATGCGTCTGGCCTCGTTGTATTCCTTCTTGGTAATGATTTGTCCGCCTTTTGCTTTGGCCTCCTTCCACATATTCGTGTTCTTGCTCTGAACATCTATAATGTCATACTCTTCAATCCTATGCGGCTCCAGAGCCATCAGGTGAACCAGTCGACCAACGGAGAAGGCATCGGATTCATCTTGTCCGTATTTAGTGACGTAGTGGTACGTCTTTGGTGACTGGAGCAATAGTTTACAAGCCGAAGAAGACAGTGCGGCTTTTGAAAGATACCCGTAGTAAAACGAGTCATCCATCATCTTTTCAATTACGGTTGCCTTATCCCAAGTGCTTCCGTCTAATAGTTCAATTATTTTCATTTGAATAAAGGTATACATTTTTTTGCTACGGCTTCCACGACATTCACAGTCACCGCATTTCCGCATTGCTTGTAGCGTTGGGTGTTGCTTACTGGCTTCACCTCTCCATCGTAATTGCCAAAGGAGGTGTGGTCATCAGGGAATCCCTGCAAGCGTTCGCACTCAATAGGGGTGAGACGTCTGATGCGATAGCCGTCAAACATCCGTAGAGAATTGTGGTGAGGTTCGGTTAGTGTTGGGGATTCGTCTCTTGCTAAACGATTGTACAAGTCAAGTGCCTGCGGTTCTCCTTCTATAAGGTTGCTATTTTCAATAGTCTCATTTAGAGCTTTGCTATCGTAGTTAGGCTGGATTCCAATTAGAGTCGTTCCCCCGCTCCTTGGATTAGTTTGATTGGAAGCCTTGAGAGCAAGAGCTCTTGTAATCTTTTTTTGATATTGATTTTCTTTATTATTGCCGTAAATACCAATACCAATCATTGGTTGAATAACCATATTGTCTTTTTGGACTACGGTAAGCGTATTTGATTTACCCGAAGTATTTAACTCAAGTCGTTGACTTGTACTTCCGTCTTCATTATACCTTCCACGCATAGCAACAATCAAATCACTCTTGCCTGCGTTTAGCGCAGGGGCGTGGCCTATTGAATCGTAAATCCTGTCCTGTTGGTATGGTTGCTTGCCTCCAGAATCAAGGCGGGTTCCTATTTGCTTTACCTCAACCCTCATTGGTGATTTGTAATCTCCCGAAGTTAGAGTTCTGGCTATTCCATCGGAGCCATATACCCTCCTTGATTGCACATCATTTTCAGACGTAGCTATTAAATTTATGCCCCTTAAATTAGTTTGCTCACCGCTTTCTCTGATAGGAAAAACTCCTCTCCAACCTCGCTTTGGGGTTGTAGAATATCCGACAAGGTATATCCGCTCTCTATTTTGGGGTAGAAACCACGATGTATTAAGCAATTGCCATTCAAGTCGATAGCCCCCAATGTCGGCAAACTCTTGGATGATTGCCGCAAAGTCTTCGCCAGAGTTTGAACTGAATGCCCCTTTAACATTTTCCCAGATAAAAACTCTTGGTCGGCATTCCCGCACAAGTCGAATTGCTTCAAGGATAAGGCTGCTTCGGTCTCCTCCCATCCCCGCACGCTTTCCAGCAAGGCTGAAATCTTGGCAAGGACTTCCAAAGGTGATAAGGTCAATTCGTGGAAGGTCTTCTCCTCGAACATCTGTGACTGAACCGACATAAGTTGCGTCTTTAAATTTGTGTTTGTAAACTGCGATAGCGTGTTTGTCAATCTCCGAGAAGTAGGATTTTATCTTGAATCCTGCTCGCTCGAATCCCAAGTGGAAACCGCCAATACCACTAAATAGGTCAAGGTGGTTAATCTTCATAGCATCTTTCTTAGTTGCTCGTGTGCTTCCACAGTAGCTTTGTTAAATGCAATATCCATACGCATTGACTCGAAGTTAATTGCCTTGTCCATTTCCTCTTTAGGGATGTCCAGACCGTACTCCTTTACAAGGAGGTACATATATTCAACTGTTGTCATTTTTAAAAGTGTAAGTAGTTAAAATCTTGCTCGGCTGCTCGTTCGTACAAAGGCTCCCAGTTGAAGTCGGGAACCATATCTGGGGCGTAAGGCGAATGGTCTACGTCAATCATTCCGTAGCAGTCAACCGCCTCTAATTTCCAACGCATCATATCTTCTACGGACTTGAATCCTGCCCACGCAGCAAATACCTCGTGATAGTCGCCTGCAATATCTTCGGGAGCAAGGCCTTGATTCTCGGCCTCGTACATTAGGTCGGTGTAATTCACTTGCATAGCGCAATGATAATAAACGGTGAATAAACCAAAAGAAAGGCAGCAGTGCCTAAAATTGTACTCCAAGCGATGTACACGGTGACATCTTGGAACAGGTCGATGAGTTTGTTTTTCATTGTGTGTGTGTTTAATTGTTCACCAAAGATATAAAATTTTCAACACATACAACATTGAGTCAAAAAAAATAGCCCCGAAGGACTATTTATTTTTCCATTGAGTGTAGCATACCGCTAATCGTTGGTCTTTCCGTGGATATTCTTTTGTCATCGTGTCGTCAGTTACGCAACGATTGATGAACTCCTTTTGGTCTTCTTTGGATTTAGGGGTTGGTAAAGGCATAGATTTGTTTTGCTTGGTTTACGTTTAAGAATCCTACCACCTTATCCACCTTGTACGTCTTTGCGAAGTCGGTTGTTGCTGGCATTCGCTTTGTCTCCCAGTTGATTTCGATTGTCGCCAAGCGGAAGACATAAATACCAACGGGGGTTGAGTTGATGTAGATGGGGTTGGTCTCGAATTTTGCGGAGCGGGCAAGGAGGTTGTCGTACTTCATCTTCTCAATCAGCAGCTCGTCGTAATGGGTGCGCCTGCACTTCAACTCGATGTCAAATGCCCATTGCGCCGAGTAGCAATCCCAATGCGACATCGGCTCCTCGCTCATTTCTAAGTCAGGCAGGAAGCGTTCCTTCAGGAACTCAAAGAGCTGCCGTTCCGTCATATTCGTTGTATACGCTACGCAGCTCCTCTACCCATTGCACCCAGAGCTTAGGGTTGCAACCGCACGGAACGTGATAGACGTGGTTAAAGACTCGTGAATGAATCTTAGCAATTTGCTTTTGGTCGTCTGCACTCATTGAAGACCTGTATCGCAAATAGAACTCGGATAGCCATTCGTATTCCTTTTGCTCTAAGCATTTCGGATTCTTGCTTGGGAACAATCTGTTGAGCTTCTCCTTACGGGCTTCGCAACCGCAGTCAACGCCAGTAGCATCACTGAACCAATCGACTACCGCCTTGATGCCCGTGGCCTCTGTAAACTGCTCGATGCGGTCACCGAGACCTTTTGGCTTTCGACCACGTTTGGTACTCTTCTTCACAACTGGACTTAATTCTTTCTCTTCCATTTTTAAGCGTATGATAAATTGACCGTAAACTTATTTTCGTGTCACTCGACAACTTACGCATTGAAACATTACTATCGTGGTACAGGGTGAACAGTTTATTGTCGTACCAATCCCATCTGGCCACCTCCATCTTTACCGCTTCCGCTAAATCCGTAAAGGCCAAGTCCGATTCGAGGTCGTGTACCTCGTCGATGTCGTCAAAGTCTTCTAACGATATGAATCTGGCCGCCTGTTGCTGCTGCCGTAGGTACAGGTTCCGAAGGGTGATGTAAACGAAGAATGTGTTTGGTTCATCGCCGTAGCGAATCTTCTCAAAATCCTTGACGTAGGTGTACATCCTTATGTACATATCTTGAACAAGGTCTTGGGCGGTATCGTAGTCCGCACCAAAACTCTTTGCCATCCGAAGCCAGTCGGCGTGACGTTCTGCTAATCGTTCAAGTAGTTCTCCCATTCAATTTCGAGTATAAAGATAAACAGGGGTATCTGTATCTGATGCAACTCGATGTCATCCAACTCAATTTTAGACCAGTTGAAGCCCAGAAGAACGCCGTAAATAGGGTAGAATCCGATGTTAAAGTTCATTTGCTATTTGGTTTATCTTTTGCAGCTTGGCTTTTAGATGCGCTATCTCTTGCTTCAATTCTGCATTTTGTCTTACCAAATAATCATAGTTAAGGACATTAGTTACCGATTTCTCTTCGGTCGTTTCTTGCTTGGGGAGTTCACCTCGGATGCTCATTGCTGATTCAAGTGCTGCTTCGTGCAACTTGTTGCGCTTGAACGTGAGTTTTCCGTAGTGGATTATTGACGAATGGTCTTTGCTTAATTGTTGGCCTAATTCGGCCAAGGTAAAGAAAGGGCGAAACGCCTTGCAATAGGCAGAGCGAACTGCGATGTTCTGGGCCTTGCGGCTTCCATCGTCTTCGTAGTGGATGTAATCACAAAATGTTTTGTAGTTCATCTCTTGCCTCGGTATTGAGCCTTGCCCATCTGGCGTTGCGTCAGGACGTGCAGAAGTGGAACGCTATATTGTTTTCCTTGCTCGTCTTGGATAAGCATCCACGCTCCCCAGTCCGTCCAGTTGCTGGCACGGCGATAGTCAAGAACAACAAAACGTTTTTCGTCTATTTCGAATATTTCGTCTATATCGAAAGGTAGGGGGATAAAGTCGCCTCTCATATTAGCTGCTCTTGTAGTTTTAGGATTTCGGCTTTTGCTTGGTCAAGTTGTACAAGCGACTGATTCAGGTCGTAGCGCAACTGTGCATTCTCCAGACGGGCTTCCCGTACCTTAACGTCTAACGTCCGCTTCAGGTCAACCATATCCTCCAGCATCTGCGTTGCCTTCCAGAGCGAAAGCAAGTGGTCTACAATTACCGTCTCTTTCGGGTTGTCGACTGCTACTTGATTAATCCAAAGGATAGCATCGTTTACTCGGAGAATCTTGTCACGAACGTGAATCTCCCAAGCGTCTTCAGAATGGTGCATCGGTATCGTTTAAAGTGATTTGTACGGGTGTTGGTGCGTCGAGCAAGTTATAGCCGTCAATCTTAAATCCAACATTGCCCCGCATTGATTCCATACGAATCGGGTCGGCAATAGGAGTCGGTCTTCCGCCTGTCTCCATCTCTTTTGTCTTTCTAACGTGCAGCTCTGTAAATAGCCAGTCGGTCGGGTGCTGGGCCATACGGTGAACCACCAGTACGCAATCGGCACGGTTGCCCCACTTGCCCCCTCCTTCGATGTCCGAAGTCATTGGCGGCATAGGCAGTCCTGCGTACTGATGTCCTTGCGGGAAGGTCTTACGCATTGCCTCAGTTACGGGGTGTGTGTTTACGATTGTTGTTACGTTGTTCTTGTGGGCAAATACCCGAATCGCTGATGCCACCTCGTAGTGGTATTCGTGCATACCTGTTTTACCCAACTTCTTTTGGTCTGTCGATAGCGAGTTGTACGGGTCGATAAGCGCACCCGTGTAGTCCCATTCCTCTTTGATTTCCTCCATTACCCGCAAAAGGCCGAAGGCATCGTACAACTTGTTGCCATCAATGAAAGTAAAGTATTCGTTTACGAAGTCCAGATGGCGGTACATAACGTGTTCTGGAATCTGTTGAATCGGCAGGCAGGCAATAAACTCAATCATCTTACGCTTCAAGGAGTGTGCCTCGTTTTCTGCCGAGTAAACCAACCACTTCTTTTCGTAGTTCATCGACTGCATCAGCATCAGGTAGATAAGCGTATGCGTCTTACCTACGTTGGCGTGGCCAGTTACAACGATAAACTCCCCATCCTTGAAACGTAGGTACTCGTCTATCTTGGGGTTGCCCAGTTTGCCTGTATCGTAATACTTGCCCGCTCTGGCTCGTTCAAGAAACGGCAAGACCGCTTCGTTGGATAAAATGTCTGGATGTCTCATTCTGTGTGTTTCGTCAAAAGTAAACAAAATTTAAATACAAAAAACTCAAGGCAAAAAAAAGCCCCTCCGAAGAGGGGCCAGCAGTCCTAAAAAACACACACACTAAAAAGGACTGCTTTCTTCTACACGGGGAGCGAAGTGTTCTTCGTGTGTTGCTCCCTTCTGCTCGTTTAACATCCACACGTTGAACTTGTCGGCCAACTCGAAAATCTTCTCTACTGGAATCGTTGCGCCTTGGGCAACATACGATGCAGACATTTCAACTGCCGACTTCAAGGCAACCTGACGGATGATTGACTTACCACGGTCGTCACCACCTGCTGCGCTCTTAGCGAACGGTGCAGTGTAGTTGTTTTGGAATCCTGCTTTCTGAATCTTGATGGTTCCCTTCTCGTTCTTGGTGTAGGTAACATCGTCGCCTACTGCATACGGAGGGGTTGTGGACTTTGAGAACGCAGTTCCGAAGTCTCCGTCCTCAAAACGTACTTCAAACTTAAAGAACTCGTTCCATTGTCCTGTTGGGGTGATGCTGGTGATTTTAGCCATTGTTTGTTTTTTTACAAAGTTAGGGATTAATTTTCGTTTGTGTTAAACATTTCTTCATAAATATCGCTTGGGCTTCCATAGCAAAAGACCCGACCGCTAATTGACCTGCATTCTTTTTGTGTGAACTTATAAGCCAGTGAACACATTAGTTCTTTTTCTTTCTCAATAAGTTTCATTTCGTCAATCATAACAAGTATTGGAGCATACATCATCGGGTCTTGCTCCATTCTGTCAATTAGTTCTTGAACTGCCGTTTTCATTTCAACGAAGATTAATTACGCAGCTCTTGGAGCAATGCGTTTTTGATGACTTCATTCTCGGCCTCAAGAAACTCAATCTTGGATGCCATCGCCTCAACTCGGTGTTGAAGGAACTCGACCAGTTCGCTTGCTGCCTCTGGCGAGAGGTTCATTCTGCTTGTGTACTCCATTTGTTAGTGAGTGTGTTGGTTAATGGTTCAAATGTATACAAAAAATCAATACCACAAACATTCACCAAAAAAAATTACCTTGCCTGTATTCTTTTCTACCTCCGAGTTTCTATATATGGAAACTTTTGTTACAAACCGAGCGGTGTCGTCCTGAACGCCTCCGTGCTTGCGTAACGCATCCAAGGCAAACTTGATGGCCATTATACAGTTGTCGTTATCGTAGCCGTAGTTATGCTCTAAGTTTACTACAAGTGAACTGAATTTGAATGGGTCGTATCCCGCTAATTGTTCCAGAACCTCAGCAACAAACTTATCCTTGGCCTTCTTGCGTACTATCCAATGCTTGGAGGAATAGAACTGGTTAAGCGAAGGAACCTTGCCTAAGGTGACCTCTATTCGAGTCTCACAATCCATCCTCGCCGTAGCCACCTTCGGGATGTTTAGAGAGCTGATGCCTCAACTCTCGTTGCAGGTGTACGATGGCCTTTTGGATGTCGTCCTCAATCGGATTAAATGGCTTCTTGCCAGCTCGGAGCAGGTAGGCGATTGCAACGCCGAGGTTGTAGTTGTCCTCCTGAAAGTCCAGAACCACGTCCATCGCCTCGATGCCCTTGTACTTTCCGATGTAGTATTTAGGTGCGCTCATAACTCAAAGTGCTTGGTTCCCTGCTCGAAGGTGTTGTATTTGCGGATGTCTCTTGCTTCGTCAATGGATAGGTTGTAGTCACAAAATCCAAAGTGATTCAAGAATGCGTTGGTGTAGTCGTTCTTCATACGACCCTCCTCAATAGCGAAGTATTTCATTCGCTTGGTGTTTCTATCTGTTCCCATATTGCAAACCTAAAGCAAGATTCAATAGGTCTAACCAATGTTGAAAACAAAAAAAGTTATTAACACTTGTCAGAGGTATGCCTCCAACGCTTATTTTTTACAACTTAGTTAGTTAGTTAACTTAGTTACTTAAACAACTAATAACTAAACTTACTTAGTTAGTAAAGCTATAACTTGACTAAAATTAAAAATAAAAGAAAATCTTTGATTTAAGACACTTTTATATGTCAAGGCATATCAATGTACCACTTTTGGTATAAAGTGCATTAGAATGCATATAAAGCACCTCTATCGCTTTATTAGGGCAGTAAGTCCAACCAACAAGCCAATAATAATCACTACTTGCCAAAAAACAGACTTCTTGTCTGGGACGGAGACCTTCTGGCGGATGTACTTCGTCACCTGTACGGTGTCGCTCTGGCAAGTTGCGCTAACACGGATAGTGTCAACACGTCTCACCAACTTGACCGAGATTCTATCCTTGTTGATAACCACGCTATCCCACTTCGGTAGCAATACTGTATCAACAATCTTGCGTTCCCTTGTGACAATAGTGGTGTCCCATTTCTGTACATAAACATTAGCTCCTTTCTTTACGGCTTGGCGAAGATGCCAATCGGCTGAACAACTACCCAGAGCAAGACTCGCAATCAGGGCTATTAATAGAACAAGCAGGGGGTGTGGGTACGTCTTCGAGTTCATTAAGCCAACTTTCAAAATTTGATGTATTTGGTTTTGCCATTTTTCTTGATTGCTTTTAAAACTTGTCCTCGGTTGTTATTAAGCTCGTAGGAGACGTGAATCCACGCAGGTTGACTATCTGTACCAAATTCCCAAATGAGTTGCTTAAAATGCGTGTATTTGCGTATGTAGTTAAATACGGCTGCCATATCCTCGCATTGGATGTCCGCAGCTCTTCCGAATAGGTGGTCGCTTGTTGCCGAACCACCTACGGCAGCATTTACCTCAGACGAGCGGTAGCCGCTTGTGACTTCAATAGGGCCGAACTTGTCTCGGGCGGGTTGCAGGACGTATTGCGCCAAATACTTAAGGTTGGCAATCGCCTCTTGAGCCGGGCGGTTCGGTAAACCTGTTTCGGTTCTTACGAACTCGCTTAGGCTAAAGTTGTTTGATAGTTTCATCTTGATAAATTTTATGCAGTAACTCTAACAATTTACGAGTTAACGTGTCTTATATCGCACTTTTTGGTAGGAAATCATCCGCTATATGGGATTTTATCACTTCTTCTCTCCGTCCTTCGTCATCATCAGCGCAAACCCTCCCATCAAGAACGCACTGAACTCGGCAAGGCTGGCCTTTTCAAACCATACCAACCCACCCCCGAACAATATCAGCACGATGCCGAAGACGGTGGTCTTCCAGTTGCGAAAGATGCGTTCAATCATTGATTGTTCTTTACGTCTCGGTTCCACCTCCAAAGGGTGTACACGAACGAGGTCAGCATCACAAACAAACCCGCTATCTGATGCACCTCGGCCAACGTCAACCCACCTACGGCCAAACTCCAACTTGTCGCTACTGCGCTTGTACTATCGTGCTTCACTCTACTGTCGGGTTGTGTTGTTCGTATGCTGCTGCGTAATTCGCCTCCCATCCCGCAAACCAATGCACGGCACTACCTGGCGTTGGCCACACAACGTATTGTTGGAATTCGGATGGTGCTACCCAAATGATGTCCACCGCCCAACGGGGGTCAGATTCAACGGTTCCGATTTGATGAACGAAGCAATCAACAAACGTGATTTGGTCTTCTTCCATCGTGGCGAATCCTGCTCCGAGCATATCGGTGATGAACTGGCCTTCGGTAGGCCAGGCGTATTTGCGGTATTCCATTAGATGGTGGTGAGTTGTGCCAGTTGGGCGTTTGTCAATCGGGTCTTGAATAGGGCGGCTTGGGCGATGCTGTCATTGAAAGGATTACCTCCATCGAAAGCAGCTCCTAAATTAATTTGATCACAAGCGGGAATAGATGCGCTTGTATCAGTTCCAATTGGAACTCCGTTGGCGTAAAATGCTATGTCGTTCACGTCATAAGCTACCGCTACTTTTACAACTCCGCTAAAAGGTGATGCGCTCAAAATAGCTGCCTGAGTTGCACCTCCTGTAGTAATAGTAAGTTGAAGCCTACTATTTGTGTCAGTTGTGTTTATTTGAATGCGATTATTTACTGTCCCGTTGGACAATGTAATCAATCTCCTAAATGAACCTATGTTTTGGTCTCTCAAACTGACCTCCATATATACGGTGCCTTGTGTTTGACCTATCAATGAAGCAACACCCGTTTTTCTCGCATCGTCAATCACCCTCGTCACCGCTGCGGTTGTGGTAGGGATGAACGTACTTGCAGTTGCCCCCAATTCCATTTGAGGTGCAGCGATGCGGATGGTGAAGTCGTAGGTTTGGCCGATGGTTAAAATACACACAATGCCATTCAATACACGGCCAACGGTAGCGCCACCAGCTAAAGTGTAAGTGTGCGTTACACGGTTGAGAGTTGAAGAAACTGAAATGTTCAAAGCGTTTTCAGTAACGTATCCACCAACCGATGTGTACTCAATAATAATTGAACGGAAAGAATTTGGAGAAGATGCAATAGTTTTAGCATAAAAACTACCAGTCCAAGTTTGTCCATTTGCCGCAGCTATCCCCGTAAATGTTTCAAAACTAAGAACAATAGACGTCCCAGTTGCGGTGCCGTTATATCTTATATCTACATAGGAAAGTCCATTTTCCGTCCCAGTACCCAAAACGGTTCGAGTAAGTCCACCAATAAGCAGCTGGCCCCAATTCGTAGAAGCAGTCCCTGGGCTTCCCGCCACCGCCCCCACCATCGTTGAGTTGCGGATTGAGTTGGTGCGCTGGGGTTCGAGCAACAAACGAGGACAACTATTCAAACTCCCGTCAGCATTTCGGTAGTCCAGTCGTGGCACATCTTGGCGATTGGTAGTTGCGAAGTAGGGCTTTGCGTCTGTGCCTTCTGTAAGTTGCGCCCCCCAACCGTAAATAAAGTTTGTGCCAGACCACCCACCACTCACGCCCTGTGCGTGGTTGAAGAATCGGATGTCGGGCAAAGATGTACTTGCACCAACCGTGAACGTAGCGGAACACAGATACCATCCGTCACCAACGGCCTGCATAGTACCCGAACCAGTTACAACACCAGTCGACAAATTGTATTGCACGTTGTTGACCAATGTAACCGAGTTCACACTTACAAAAATCGTAAACACGGAAGCACTACCCGCCTTTGCATATGCGCTAATTTGGTAGGATTGATTGGCTTGAATGGTTGGGGTCTGTACAATACGGGGGAACGTGCTTGATGCCGTTAAGGTATCAGCAGTCAATGTGCCATTCGGGGCGGTAATTGTGTTGGCCGTAATCGTTGATTGTGTCTTCGTCCAAGAAGCGTCCGTAAACATTTCCGAGAACGTCACCAAATTCCACGGAGTACGTTCAATCACCCCTGCACTATTGGTACGGGTGGCATCGCTCGCACGGGTGAAGGTCAAATCCCCTAATCCATTGGTTGGCTTTTGGGCGTATACAACATCCTCCTTGATTCCTTCTGGAATCAGAACCCAAGACGCATCGTCAAAAAAACTCATAACCAAGAATCGATTTTAGCAACTGCACAAGCACTACCCTCATAGTACCCCCCTGCTGCCGTTACACGTTGCAAATAGAAATAGTCATAAGCATCACCGCTCTGACCCGTTAGGTTCGTTTCTGGATGCCCCCAGGAGTTCGGGTGAATCAATCCCCAGTTGATGTTGTTGACGTATCCCTGCCCCCAACCGATTTGGTTCATTGCTGACCCCTGCCCCCAGTATATTTTGTTATTTGGACTTGCCATGTTGCTTCAAAAATTCAATTAGTTTGCGCTCATTCTCGGGCTTCACCTTGTACCTACATGTACCATCCGTGGAACGACTGGCCATCGGTGGGGTACATTTCTCCATTTTGATTTTCATAATACTCTGGGGTCAATGATCCGTAGAATGTTAGGTACGATACAAGGCGTCTGCCGTAATGCTCGGCAATATCCCGCTCCCGTTGGATCAGGTATTCCAATTCGCTCTTCTCGATGCCTTCGGAGTTCTCGCTCTGCTTCTTGAACACACCTCCGTTGCTCACCTTGTACGCAAGGAACGGCAGGATCTCCGTCATGGAATAGTGTACTAGCACGTCCTGCACGTAGTCCTCCAGGAGCGTTTCGTAGTTGCCTGCCAGGGTGTTGTTCAACACGTCCGTCTTCAGGCGGTTGTACAGTGCCGTGCCAAGCAATGCCTGGACGTGGATGTCCTGGGCGATCTTGATGAACTGAATCATTTGATCCCGATCCACGTTGCCATTGATGGCCGTGCGCTTTACGAGATCCTCTGGGCTGATAAATAGTGGGTACATGCTTATATAACCTTATTTTGGGATTCCACGCTTTTGAGCGTACTCCTTTGTGTAACCTCGGTAATCTTGATCAAAAGGAATCTTCGCCACCTTTGCGTCATTCACGGGTAACTTCACCCCCAACTTGCGCAGCTCGTTGACCGATATCTCGGAACGTGGGTTCTTCGGGTCTGGCTTCACGCCCTTTGCTCTTGCCAGGTAGGTCTTGCGCATCCAGAAGTGTTTGCAGTTAGGACCACCTTTGTATAGCAGGATGTCGTATGTCGCTGCACCACCCTTTCCAAACCCAGGGTTTACTGACTGTCCTTTCATCCGCTCAATGTCCTCCAAGCGGTAAACCTTTCCAGCACCTAGCATCAAGCTGCAAAACTCACGTTCGCCACTTGGCTTACCTGCGTATGCGTAGCGCACTCTGTATGCAAATCCCTCCTTGGTCACTCCGTCCTGCTTGCTTGGCGCATTTGGGTAATCCCTTCCCGTAGAAGCGAAATGCACCTCACGCATCTTCACGATATCGTCATCAGTCAGTGCGCTCTCATCAACGAGTTCCCATTCCTTCTCATCAACCTCTTCTCCGAGGTCAATCAATTCCTGCACCCAATCCCCGAAGGCGGAATCAGATGCTTTGGACTTTTTTTCACTCTTCATTTGGGTGATTACCGCAGAAGAGTTGCCCGTGAACAACGCCTTCGCAACGGACGGCTCAAACTGCAACATTTGCACGAGGAAGGTGATTGCTTGGTCTTGGGTAAGAACGCCCTCCTGAACGGCTCGCATGATGTCCAGAGACGATGCAATCTGCGCTCCGTTGTACGATGCCTCCTTTTGGATCAGCTCCTCGTTCACATCGGCAGGTACTGCCGTGGTAACTTGCTCCTCTACCTTCACACCCGTCTCCTCTTCAATCGTCTTTTGGTCAGTGACCTTGATGTCGTTGAACTCCATCGGTGACAACGGCTTGAAGTACAAATCCAAGGCGGTGTTGTTGGCTGCAAGCAGCTCATCCAAAGCCGAGATGATACCAATCTGAATAGGACGTATCACCGTGTTGTCCATAAGCAGGTAGGCGTTCTTGATTTCGTCCGCATTGCTGCCCAGTCCCGTGTTCTCCTTGATGCCAAAGAGCATAGGCGAAGTCACTCGGTGACCTACCATGATTTTCTGACTGGATTCACGGGAGAGGAACTCGTACTGCAAATGCGCCTCCGACAATTCCACGGGTTCAATCGTGGCGGCCTTGTTGCTATCGTCATTGAATGCCAAGATCCAACGCCCTGCGTTATTCGTTCCCTGCCACTTCTGGCCAATGGTAGAATTGATGTTATCCTGCTCCTCTTGCGGTGGAATGCCGTTGTTGAAGTTGATGATCATGGACGGAGCCAGTCCATTTTTGATGTTGTTGATGTGATAGTTTGCCACTTCCTCCTCCAACTCCGCATACGGCAACGCTGCCATGTATCGGGGTGGTGAATAGTAGTAGGATCCTGCTGCATACGGGCGGTAGAAATAAATCTCACGCTTTTCCGTTGACATCCCAAACGCACCGATGCGGGTCACTTGGTTGCGGTTTCGGATTTTCGTCCAGTCCCAAGCGTAGTAGTAGGCGTTGATCTTCCCTTCCTCGTCACACTTCTCGGCTCGTAACGTCTGCACGGGCATGTGGGTGATCTCTGCAATGGCGGTTTTGTCCGCATTCCACAACACCTGCAACGCACCATTGCCCAACCAATACACATCGTTGGCAAATCGGTACACGTCCTCCTCGCTCAACAATCGCTTCATCTCCAGGTATGAGGATGGATTGGCTGCTGAATTGGAAGCATCCAGTCCCTTGCCGTAGATCATGTCCGCAATCCCCGTGATGACTGCGTTGTTTGTAGCAGAACCGATCCTGCGATCAATCAGGTATTGGTAGTAATTGTTGTCTTCCCCGTATTCCACCCAATCCAGGCGAGGGTTCTCCACGATTGCAGGTGCAACGTAGGAGGCGAACTCAACCATTTTGATGTTGTTAGTGCCCATATATTTTGAATGTGTTGTTCATTGCTTCCTGCACCGTATCTAGAACGGGTTGGTAGGTGCTGATTGTCTTGCCCTGCGGGAGCATGATGAAGCGGTCTCCGCATAGGATCTTGGTGTTCACGAACTGACCCGTGACCAAGGTCTGCTCTGCGAAGCGAATCATGTACGGTACCTCGGCCTCAAGTCCCACCGATGAGTAAGTGAAGCTAAACTCACGGGTGTATTTGTCGAACGTGGGCGAGGTCACGTTGTAGGTGGTGATGGTACGTCCGTCTTTGGAGTACAAAACCATCTGAACACGGAACGTTGTGCCGTATCCCGTCAGCGCATCATTGCCGTTTTGCCAGTCCCGAATGGGCAAAGTCACCACGTTGTTGGTCTCAAATGAAAGGAAAGTCATGCGTATATAACCACCAACTGACACATGTGTGGTTATTACCAACAAAAAAGCCACCCGAAGGTGGCCTCTTTGCTCGTGTAGGAATTGATCAAGAACCCGTCACGATAGTCGGCTTGGTGCCGAGCAATCCTGCAAACGGGTTGTTTGGAATCGCACCCAACAAGAAGTTGGAAGGTACCCGCTCGTTGGCAGTCAACGTGATGTTGTAGCCAGTCAAGTCACCGAATGCAGAACCCGTCACGATGCTTCCGCCCGTAACCTCGGAGCCATGCTCCAATCCCATCACCCATGCGTTGCCGTTGTTGTCTTCCACAACGATCACGGGCTTTGCCCAGGCAAGCAATTTCACTTCCTTGTGGGTGTCAGGGTCTTGCTTCTTCAGAACCACGTTCAAAACCTGCTCGAAGAAGGTCGTGCCATTCTCACGGCTTGAAGTGATGTTCTGCTCGAAGTTTGACGTACCCTTCAAGTCGTACTTGTAGGCGGATACCGCAGTGGTAGCCAACTGGTCAATGACATCCGTGTCTGCGGTGTCATAGGATAATTGTGCCAGGTTAAGGTCGTTGATGAAGTAGATTGCATTCAATCCACCTACCTGGTCTTTGCACGGCTCTATGCGGCCGAGAGTCAATGAACATGCCATGATTTATTTTTTTTTATAGTCCTTATTTAGTTGAGTTTTCAATCGGTGACAATTTGCGCAAAGGGTTTGGAGATTAGAGAGGGCGTTGTTCTTTCGATTAGCATCTATGTGATCCACATCCAACTGACAACTGTGAACTGGAACGAATCCGCACAACTCGCATTTGTCTTTCTTAAGTGGCCGATATACCGCAGGTAGCTGCATCGCTCTGAACTTGACCAATCTGGTCTTGTCTTTGCAAAACCTGCTACACCATCTTCTCTGCCTTTTTACTAATTCCTTTCCGCACCCTGAACACAAAAGGGGAGACGAGGGTGCGCTACCCAAGTCCCCCCCTTGCGTCACTCTGTATCGCTAATTAGGCGTAGTAAACCAAATCAGCACCAACTCCGAACTGAACACCAGCTTGGAAGCGCATGATGAAACGTACATTTTTGCTGCCGTCCAGGTCGCTCATGTCCAAAACCTTACATTCGTTGGTATCCGCAAGAAGCGATGTGCCGAAGTACAAGTTTGACTTCTGACCAGCAACCATCTTGTTGGTTCCCAAACCAGGTGCGTGGAAAATCTTCACGCCTTCAAACATCAGATCTTGGTTGTTGAACCAGGTAGAACCTTTAGAGTCAACACCCGCAGCACCCAAACCAGAAGCACCGAATCCGCCCAATGCACGAACGTAGGCCTTCAACACGTTGGTAGGAACGTACAAGTGCAGGTCTTCCTTGCCGAACAACTGGGAAGGAACTGCATCAATTACACGAGCCATCTCGGTGATGACGTTGGAGGCAGTGATGCCAGCGGTTACGGCAGTTACGTCAATGACGGTGGTGTCGGCAGCAAGCAAAGCCTGGAATCCGTTGAACTCACCTGCGTTGGCAGTTGCACCAGTCCACATCTTCTGCTCGATCCACTCGGCTACCTTGCCAGCGTTGTAGCCAACGAAGTAGTCAACGAAGTTCTTGGGCAACACGTCAAAAGCGGAGTAGCCCATTTGGATGGCTTCCCAATCGCTCTCAAAGTCGCTCTTGCACAACTCCAAGTTAACTTGCAAGAACTCGGGTTGAAGAACCCGCTCGGTCAAGGTCAAGGTAGAGGTGTCAGTGAAGTCGCAAGTTTGATCCTTTACGATTCCGTCAAGCTCAACTCGCTTGATGACTTCCTTGAATTTTACATTTGGCTTGATGGTAACACCACCTTTGGCCAAGGTTTCGCCCGACAAAAGGGCAGCAGAGATGTATTTCCCTGCAAATTCACCAGCATACGTGGTGGTAATTGAAGTGCTAGTAGGCATTTCTTATTGGGTTTTTTAATTGAATAACTTGTTGAACACACGGTCTGCCGTAGTGGCTGAACGCTTCGCACTGATTTGGAACTTGAGTTCGGGCTTGACCTCGACAGGAGCTGCCACGATGGGCTTCTCTGCGGCCATCACCACCTCTTTCACTTCCTCCTCTTTCTCGGCTTCTTGGGCGGCCATTTCTTCTTTCTTGCCCATTTCCGCCTTCATCATTTCAACCTCATCTTTGAGAGATTGAATCATTGCCATCACCTCGGGCATGGTTGGCTCGGCAGCAGCAGCCTCCACCTCAATGGTGACCTCTTGCTCTTCCTCCTCAACCATCTCCTTGATTTCGGCAATCACGCCTTCTTCCGTCACGACCAAGATGCGACCATCCTCCATTGGGTATTCGCCAACGGGTACGGCTACCTTCTCGCCTTCGCTTCCGATTAGGAAGATGTTTTGCCCTGCTTCAAGCAACTCGGCCTCAACCGTGGTGCCATCAGCCAACTTCGCACTTGCCAGTTCCACCACTTCTGGCTGGATGGCGAGTTCGATTTTCTTGAAAATGTCTGTCAAATTCATGCGTATATAATTGTTTTGGGTTAGTTCTGGGTATTTTTACCACCAATGAAGCCGATGCCTTGGGCTTGCATGTCCATCGGGTCGCAGCATTTACGTGAGTAGGTTTTGTTGTCCTTGCATAGACACCCCCGTCTGGAGTTCTGGGGTACGGGTGGTTTGGGGTTATTTTTCATTTTCGCTGATTTTAGATTCTGCCCAACGCTTGCCTGCCAATCCTCCCCACAATAGGTAGGAGATGGTACCGCATGCGCTGCTATCGCTTTCGTCATAGTATTCCTCGGCTCGTGCTAGGTACGAAGCCATCCGCTTGATGGTCTCCATACTCAACGCCTGACCGCTCGCCAACTGCTGCGCACGGATCTTGCCCACCTGGGTGGCGCACTTGTTTCCGCCTTTCTCGTTCAACTCAATGCCCCGCTTTGCGTTGTTCCGTACCGCCTCTGGGTAATCGCTGAACGATTCCATCTCAATGCGCAATCCGCCCTTGACACGTTTGTCGGTTTTCAATACGCCCTTCATCGCACCCAGGATGTACAGTTCAACCATGTGGTTGGCTTCCTGCTCCTCAATCTCGGCCATGCTCATCTCCACGTTCATGACTGGCTTGTGGGCGAAGTAGCCCTCAATGCTGAAGCCGTTGTACTTGCCTGCCTTGACGTCCTGCCAGATCTGGTCGTTGTCCACCTTGCGGGCTTGCATCCAGGTGCCGACTGGGTAGTTCATTCCGTACTTGCGGGTCTTGTCGTGTACCTCATCTTCAATGATCCATTGCTCCACCGTGGTCACCCCATTGACTGCCGAGGAATGCTCGGTTGTTGTTTCGCCTTGGAATCCCTTTTTGAGGAACAACTCCGCTGCCTGGCGGATGGTTGACTCCGTGAAGAACACGTAGTATTCCTCCCCCGTCTTTTTATCAACCCGATAGATGGGCTTATTCGGAATCAAGACCGCACCCATGATGATCCTCTTCTCCTCGTTTTGTACGGCAAACTGCACCTCCTTGGAAAGGGCGATGAAGTCCTCCTCAATGGCGGGTGACTCCACCACGCTGATGGCGTTCACTCCCATGATCTTCTCGTCCTCCAGGACTAGTTCAAAGTATTTCATTTTATCCTCCGAATGTTGCGCTATTGCGGATTCTCCGCTCCAGCATGTTAGCGTTGTTCATCTGTTGACCTACCACGTATGCCTGCATTGGCTGCCCGAACATCCCACCAAAGGGGTTCTGACCGATTCCCGTGAATGAGATGTTTGGTGTAAATCCTCCACCCCCTGCACTGCTTGCCGATGAGGCTGCTCCTCCTATGGATGGTGTTTCTGCCGATGTCTTTCCTGCTTCAAATTTGCTCTTTGCGATTGTTGCAATTTGGGCTGCACCCGTAACGGCAGCAATACCCGCCTGCACAAATCCAGCAGGGCCAGGTGTGCTGGCAAGTTGGTTCATGATGGCTGCTGCCGTGTTGGCTACCGCCTCTCCCAAGCGTAGGGCTTTGGTGATGGCAAAGGTCTTCTTTGCGTTCTTCTCCCCTCCCTTTGAAAAGGCCTCCGATAGTTGTGCCAATGCACCAAACGCCTGACCAGTCATCTCCAACTTCTTGGCGTTGTTGGCCATCTCACGCTGACGATCAATCTTGTCGTACTTCTCGTTCACCTTGCGCTGCGCTTCACGCTTCGCTGCCTCCAATACCGCTGCTTTGTCTGCCGTGGCCTGCCCAGATTCAATCAGCGCACGCATGGCTGCCATTCCGTCCGATTCAATCTGCGACAACTCCCTCTCTCTCTCCGATTGCCCAACGCCTCGGATTTTGTTGACCTGGTTGGAGAACTCAAGAAGCGCATTGGTACGAGCTGCGTTGGTCTTGTTGATGAGTTCAATCGTCTCCCGCTCTCCGCTCTTGATGAAGGCCTGGTACTCCAGTTCCTTCTTTGCTGCCTCCTCACGCAATTTGATGCCCGCCTCCAGGGCAACCTTGTCCTCATTCTTTAACGAGGTGACCTCCGTCTGCAATCGCTTCTGCCTGCGCAGGGATTCCGTCTCCAACTCCAGCACCTTGGCTGCTGCTTCGGCTCGTGCTTTCAGGTCTTCATCGTTGGATGTTTCGGTCTTGATCTTCTCATCCAGGTACTTTAAGTAGGCACGGGCATTTGCCTGCTCCGCATTCGCTACCTGCGTTTCCAACTTGAATGCCTTTTGAACTGCTGCGATACGTTCCTCCGTTGACTTGGTGGTATCATCGGCAATCATCCGTGCCTTGGCAATCTCCTTGTTGGATTTGGCACGAAGCACAATCAGGTCACGCTCCCGATCCTCTACCGCATCCAATGCCTCTGCAAGTTCCATTCCCTTCTTTGCAGCCTCTGTCAATGAGTTGCCAAAATTCACCGCACTGTCTACCGCTGCTCCGAGTTTGTCGGTCATGTTCTCCACGCCCAATCCGACCTTCGCAACTGCGTCTGTGGCTACGGCTCCAGCTTCTTTGAAGTTGCCCTTCAATGCCAATCCGATTGCCTTGGCTACGGCTGGAATAAACTCAAGCAATCCCTCTAGTCGGTTGGTGATGTTGGTCTTCAGTGCATTGCCAAAATCTGCAAGGGCTTTCTTTGGGTTCTGGAACGCCTTGAACAACGCCTCACCCAAGGTGATGGCTACCTGGGTGATCTTATCCAACACCGCACCAAGGCCTCCCATGATCACGGCCAAGGCATCTGCACCTCGGCTCGTGCGGGTAAAGTAAGCAGCAAGCGATGCAACCACTACAACCAAAGCCCCGATGCCAGTGGCAATGATTGCTCCCTTCATGGTGTTCATCGCACCAATAGCGGTCTTGGCTCCCGAAATCAATCCCTTCATGGCAGATACCCCGCCCTTGGTGAACTTGTCTAGGGCTTCGGTTCCTGCTTCTACCGTATCGTTGAGGTCATCCGCTTCCTTGTTGGTCTGCTTCAAGGCCTTGTTCAGCTCATCAACTCGGATGATCGCCTCCCCGTTTTCAACTTTTAATTTTATAGTTTTCTCCGTTGCCATGCTCGTATGATTTGCGTCCATGCTTGACGCAGGTCGGTGATTAGATGATATTTTCCCTTTGCGATTTCAACCTCCTCGCCCATGCCGTAATGGTTGGCACGCAAGGCGTCTACTATAAAACCGAGGTCTATCATATCTGTTGCACTTCCAGTCTGACGTTCCATGTGCTTGATGAGTTTGCATTTTTAAGTGATTCACAAAGTACCCCGACCACTCGGTCATCTACTATCACCAGATCTATACCGAAATTGTGGTCATGCGCAACTGGTCTAATCTCGGTGACTACGTCTTCCGTTGCGCCTCTTTGCACCATGAAGTAGTGGCTATCCGTGTGTGGTGCTGCGCCCGTTTCGTCTATCACTGCAATCAATTCAAAAATACGGTTCTGTCCTTCGGTGAATGCAAACGGACTGCGTGCATAGTCCACCTTGAAGGTAGCCGCCTCACTGCTCACCCCCTCTTCAGTCAACTCGCATTCCAAAAGGAACACCTCGTTCGGTTGGGTGGCCGTGGGTTGTTCGGGTTCCAAAGAAAGCAGTGCCGTTGTGCGTATGCCATCCAACTCATCCGATAGAGCCAGGGTCTTGGTGGTGCGCCAATAGCACGCACTTGTTGCCCCGTTCCATTTGTAGCCGTAGGCCTCGCAGCAGCTTTGGGTGGTCAGTCCTGCAACTGTGCCGTTGTAGTTCATTGCCGTTGGGGTCTGGTTGCATATCACGCCATTGGCAAATGAGGCACGGAACAACTCAATCGAGCATGTGCGCTTGTCGGGATCGTATCCTGCTATCTTGTTGATGCGCCAGTATTCCCCATCAAAATACACCTGGGTGTTCAGTTGTAAGGAATACACCTCAACTGGTTCAAGCACCGCCTGGGCGGTTACCATCACGGCATCGGATGCGTAGATCTCGGTGACGTACGTTGACCAAAACTCCGTGTACAAATTGTAGGGCGGTGGCACCAAGTTATCCAGGACGGCCTGGCCAAAGGTCAGTGTGATGTCCTTGGTGTAGCCTGGGGTGTAGATAGCAAATTTTGGGTACGTGTTCAAGGTCACCAACGCAGGGGTGTCTTGATCAAACACGTAGTATTTCGCTGATCCCTTCACGCCATGGTACCACATCAATCGGGGTGCCGTGTCAATCGCCTTTCCTTCCAGGTCGAACAACTGCAATATCTCCATATTCGCAGCGTTGTTGAGGCGGTTAAACATGGACGATACGAATGGAACATCAACCGTGAAATCACCCTGCGCAAACTCGTTGCCAGTATCTGCCACCTGCAAGGTGCCGTGTGGGTATCCGAATGAATTGCGGAATGCCGTTTCAATTATGGTCTCGCCTGCTGCAAAGTTGAAATTGATTGCACGCCCTTGCAACTCGGTGGTTGGTTGCACCACCACGGGCTTTGAGATGTCAATCTTTGTAGTCCAATCCTGCACCGTACCAGCAGCAATCCAGCTCTGGTAGTCGTATATGTTCAACGTGTTGGGGGTGTCGGGTACAATCACCAAGTTGAACAACTTTGCAAACCCCGCCAAGAAGTCACGCTGCTTGATTTTTGGCATCAAGTCTGCGGTATTGATCGAAAGACCGACTGGCGTGGATGGAGCGTTTGTACACGTCCAGGTATATTCTCGGATGGTCTTTGTTCCAACCACTCCAAGCAAACCATTGTGCGCAGCGTACAAAGTCAACACATCACCCGATTGCAGGTTCACGTTAAAGTTCACGCTGAAGATGGTGTTTGGCGTTACCCAATAGCTGCTCCCATAGACGCCATTGATGTAAGTCACTACCCGCAAGCCGTATGCTGTTGTCAGATCACCTTCAAAATTGAATGAATAGGTTCCTGGTGCGTTGGCCGTGTAGGCGTTTGAAGCAAAGTTCCCTCCGTTGTCATATATCTCTGACCCAAATGTCAACTGCGTTGGTGCGCTTGCGTTACCATTTGCGATTGTCTTGTCGGATCCTGCTACCTGGAACAAGCGGGAATTGACCGCCACGTCACTCGGAACCAAGGTATCCTTCGACCAAAGCAGCATGTACAAATCAATCAGGTAGTCCGATGTCCAAAATCCACTTGGATTGATGGTGTATCCAACGGAAGCGAATATCTTCTCGACTAGGTACTTCACCAGAATATGCGGGTAGAAGTCACCCTCGGACAATGGCTTGGTTGGGCTTTGTGGTTTCAAGACCGAATCCGTAGCGAAGCCTTCCTTGTCTACCATGCCGTACACCAATGCCCCGTCAATCGGGGTAGTCCACGAATCGTAGATCTCTGTCCAGTTGTACTCGTGGTTCAAGGCATCCAATCCCAACTCACTCAACTCCTTCTCGCCCAGGCTCCGAGCAATGGCACCAACCTCACCTGCAATAAGCACCTCATACTGACTTACCACCCCATCCACGATGGACACGTTCAGCAGTTGCAGGTAACCATCTAGTAGATTGACCCCATCAGCAAATAGGGACACCGACTGCTTGGCATATACGTTGAACCCGCCCGTGATGGCCACGTCATAGTAGTGCTTGAAAAAGGTGTTGTTTGCGTCTGTTGCTGGGATTGTGAAGTTCTGGGAGATGGGACTGAACACGACTCCAGGATCCCGTAGGTCTGCCACGTTGTAATCCAACGAGATGCTCTCATCCCCATATAGGTCAAGGTACCCGCTTGTGGTTTGAATTGTCAGAGCCATGCTTTATTCTTCAAGGGGTTGGCGTATTCCAATGTGAAGGTGTACTGCGTCAGGTAGTCGTTCACGCTTGTCTTGTACGTCAGTTGGGTGTCGGTCAATACCATGGACACCTCGTCCTCCACGAGTTGCAAGACGGGTGATACCATCATCTGCTTGACCATCTCATTCATTTGCTCTGGAATGAATCCCGTGTTCACCACCAACTTCTCCTGCGCTTGCGTGTTGAAGTATTGCTTCTGCGCTGCATATGCAGGGATTGAGGCCGTGCCTGACTGCCGTGTGATCACGTTGGCGGAGTAGGTCTCCCGCTCTGATGTTATGCTCTCCACGCTTTTCTTTTGAACCAGCAGGTAATCCCACGCCCCGTATTTGTTTTGGTAGGCCAAGGTGAGGGGTGTGTATCTTGGTTCACATTGCACCTCAAAGCGATAGGTCTTTTGTACGGTGGTGCTGGCCATGAAGTCAACCGTGTAGAATTGCAGGTCGCTCACCGAGGACGGCTTGGTGGTGATGGCGGATGCATTGAGGTTGGCGATGCCCACGGGTACGAACCACATCCAATTGCTGGAATTGTTTCCTCCCGTGATTGATAGCGTGCTGAATAACAAAGTGGCACTGGTTCCGTTGGAGTACGTCACCCGAATGCGATCAGGCGGAGTGCCTGCTCCTAGCATCACGCCAATCGTCATCTCTTGGTTGCTTTGGATGGGGATGCCAACTGGGGACAATGGCAGGGATGTGAGGATACCACCCGTGTCGGTGGCTACGTTTTGATTCAAGCCCTGCGCCATCTCTGTCCATCCATCGTATGCTCTGATTGAAGAGGATGTTGCGCTCACGCTACCAATGCCACCCGATGTAGTGTATTCCCGAAACTTCACCTGCACGTTCACCACAGAGGCGGTGTTGTTCTGCCCGTCAGGGTCATCGTGCTGGATGTTGGTGGCCGATAGGAACGATTCTACTAGGTTGCGAATATCAAAGTATCCGTACCTGCCTGACGCTGGGTCAGGTCTGCGCATGAGGCGGTAGGCATACGAACCAGGAACCGATGCAATGCTGCCAGTCCAAATGAATACGTCTGCTACGTACTTGAATCCCCCCGATGCATAGGCCGTTGAGTCCAGTCCGTAGACCATCGGTGAGTTGCCGTATGCGTAGGCAGGCGGTTGCTGCACTATTGTGATTGCCATTACTTGTATTTTTTATTCAGTTCGTTGATTGTAAAGTCCAGGAATTGCATCACGTCCAACTCGTATGCCTGGCGCAGCTCCTCGGGCAGTTGCTTGAAGCCCAAGTTGAACGGGCGGGTGTAGAAGTCAGTGGGCTGGATGCCTTTTGCTTTGATCTTAATCATGACCAAGCGGGCGGTTTCAGCATACGACAAGAATTTCTTGGTTTTGCCGTCTTTGAATTGCACCTTCTTTCTTGCAGCCCACGCATAGATTGCCCCGAATGGTGGCATCTTGCCTGGCTTGCGACCCTTGTCCACCCATTCACCATAGGCCTCCATCAAGAAATCAAACTCGATGCTCTTGGGGTTGACCTTCGTTTCGTAAGCGAGTGAGTTGTAAAGGGTCTTTGTGTTGTTGATTGGCCTTCCGTGTGGGGGTCTTTTGCGAGTGAGGTTAGCTCGTGACTGCGCCACGAGGTACTTGCCGAATTTGTCAAGTGCTAGCTTGGTGTTCTCGGCTTTCTTTAGATCGGGCTTTCCCGCTGCCATCAGCAGATGATGGTTGGGTTCGGGGTCTCAATCTGCAAGGTCATCTTCCACCCGCACAACGTGTTCTCAAAATCCTCATCAATCGGCTCGCATATAGGGTCATTCACGAGGCGAAAGCCGTCCGTGTATAGAACACCCCTGCGCATGGACGCAATCATCTCCTGCGCACTGAACAAGGCACGGTGGTAGATGTCCTGCTTCATTGCCACCCCTTCGTATGAATAGGGGTCTACGTTCGGATCTTGCTTGGAGTAGTCCACCACGTCCATGACCAAGATGTCCACGTCATAGATCACCGTCCGCTCCTGCACTTCGGCCTGGCCAACTAGCACATGGCACAAAGGGAAGAGCGTCATCTTGCGCATGTCGACATCAAAGATGTTGCCCCACGTGGTCGTGTTGATATATGATGCGTTTGTCGCTGCCGTCTGGATGGCCTCGCACAACTGATAGTATCCGTATTTCATGAATAGTAAACCTTTTACTTGACTTTTTGCAGGGCGGCATCCACCTTGATCTTGTCAATCTCGTATGCCAACCACATCAGGCATTGCTTCAATGGCGACTCCGTGACGGCTTCAACATGTAGTACATTGCCTTGAGCGAGTTGATGGACAACTGCAAACCATCCCCATCGCTTTCCGAATTGCGATTTGATCCCCCGTGGGTCTCCTTCGCCTTCAAAGACATCACTGAACTCATCTGCAATGCGAGTTGCAAACGTGTAAAAAAAGTTAAGCACCCCTCCACGATGCTCATGTCCACGTCCTCAAATATCTTTCCGTCATGAATGGTGGGATCGTACTTGGCTACCTCGTACCTGCCTGCGCCCTTCTTGACGATCGGGCGGTACAATACCCCCAGCCACTTGGTTGCGTTCTTGATTGGCTCTCGCATGTACTCCTGGCAGTCAATGAACTCACCCAGGGAGATATTGTCCAGATCGGGATGGAATCCGTACTCCACGCCATCTATCTCAATCGTCTGCTGCAAAGGGGGCTTCTCCGATAGGGCGAATGTCAGTAGGCTCTTGATGTCATCCAAGTCCGCCTTGGGGAACATGTGGTATTCATCCGCATCAATCCCGCAAAAGATGGACAGTGCTAGTTGGTCACCCGTCTCCTCGGTGGGGTTGGCACCAATGAAGCGTTGGTAGTCCTTCAGCTTGATATCGGCCAGGCAGTTGGGTACGATTATTCTTCGAAGCATTTTTCTCGGGTGTTGTTGATATTATCAATATGGAAGAATTGCACGTCCTCGTACAACTGCTCCGCCAATCCCCGTGCCACCTCTGGGGTGATTGTTTCCAGGGCTTCTTTCCAATCGTATGCCGTCTTGCAAAGGATTGAATTGGTGGAGTTCAGGAATGGCGTATATGGGTGCATATCCTGCGCTATCAGGCACGTCTTCGTGAACCCTGCCTCCAACGCTTTGAGGTTGGACTTGCATCGGTTGAACTCGGTAGGTGCCAATGGTGCGATGGCCACGTCAATACCCCGATACAATTCACCGTACGTGGTGTAGTCCTTTCGCTCAAATGCGTGCTTTGTGTGAATCGCTTGTTGGTAGTATTCAATCGACCACGACTCGTGGCCTGATAAGTCGATGCCGTTCCATTGCAGGTCGTAGTCATGATGCAAGGCACCCAGGTAGCCAACACGTAACGTGTCGCTCTGGGTCTTCTCTCCCATCCACTGCTCCCGTCTGGGATCAATGGCGTTGGGCAGAATCCAGATAGGCACGTACGGGTTGATCTTTTGCAGCTTCTCTGCCAGGTAGCCGTTGGTCGTGTGCAACTGATCTGCGATCTTGATGGTGTTGATGATGTGCGTTCCCTTCACCTGGCTCTTGCTGGAGTGGTTGTGGGGTAGGTTCCACCAATCGTCAATGTCCAAAATCAACTTGATGTTGTATGCGTTCAGCATCGCACGGAACTGCCGATGGTCTTTTGAGGCAATGCCTCGGTTGACCACGAGGTACGAAACGTGTTCCTTCAATTTGTCCAGATCCTCAATGGTTCCGAACTTGACCATGTAGCCCCGCATCAGCATGTCCTCGTACGGCACCTGGAGGCGGTGGTAAAATACCCCGTTTGGGTTTCCAATTACTAATATCATCGTAGTGAATATCTGCCAAAGTTAGGGTTTGCCTTCTTGTTGAACACCGCATAGCGGGCAGCGTCAATGGCGTGGTTGAATGCGTCAATCGGTTTGTTGAGTAGGTTCCCATTCTTGTCCTCTACCCATTTGTAGTTCTGCAATTCTTTGACTAGGTTCTTGCTTCGTGGTGTCACCACCAACTTGAACCGCTTGAGTTGGTCGATGCCTGCCATCACGCTATCCGCTCCCTTCAAGGTGGGCTTCACGTTCCACCCGAACTTGTGCAGCTCGTCAATTGATTTGGGCTCGGCACTGTCCGCAAAGATTTCGGCACGTCTATCCAATCCAAGCGAGGCAAGGGTGTTGTGTATGTCCCTGTTCGTCATTCCCGTCTGGTATATGTACTCGTCCATGTACAGATTGTTGCCGTGCTCGTACACACCCACCAATGTGCTGGGGTCGTTTGTGTACCCGAAGTCCATTCCATATGCTAATAGTTTTGCGTCTGTGGGGATCTCCCCCGTGGTGAATGAGAAGATGGCAGCACGGTTGCTTCCCCGTTCTCCCAATCCATATACCCGCCAGTAGTCCTCATCGGTATCACGCAGGCGTTCAATCTCCTCTACTATGATTTGATCCAGGAAGGGATTGTCTAGGTACGTGGTTTGGTAGAAGTCGCAGTCCTCTCGTGGGATTACTCGGTCGTAGATCCAGTGAAACGTGTCGGAGGGATTGTAGTCCAATACGATCTTGCCATCCGTTCGGAAGATGAGCTGCTGCCAATCCTCGTAAAACAACTCGTTGGCCTCATTGATGTATAGCATGTTGCGCTTGCGTCCCCGTATCTTTTGCGGTTGGTCAAGGGAGATGAACTCAATCATGTTGCCATTGAGGTGGTACTCGTGGCTGCTCATGTTGTGGTTCTCCTCTCGGTATAAGTCATGCGCCCGCAGGATCTCCAAGAAGTCCCGCATCACGGACGCACGCAGGGAAGGGAAGGTCTTACGGCAGATGGTCACCACCTTGCCCGTGTTGGTAGCGCAGTAATGGAAAATAACCCAGAGCAGGATGTTGTACGTCTTCCCGCTCCGAGTTCCCCCTTGCTCAACTGTGATGCGCTTGTCGCTCTTGAGCAGGTGCTTGAAGACCTTATTCGTTCGGATCCGTGTCAACTACCTCTACCTCAAATTGTTTGTAGCCAGACACGTCCAGTTCAGTCCTCTCTATATATCCACGCTTCTTGCCCTTTGTCTTCAAGTAAAAGATAGTCGCTGCCGTGTTGCCTTTCATTATTTGCGCATGCAGTTGGCTTTCCGCAAAGTCCAGGGCAACTGAATCAATTTCATCAATGTGCTTTTTGAACGATTCGTCCGTTTTGTAGTAATCGTAAAAAGTAGTTCGACTGATGCCAACCTTTTTGCAGGCGGTGGTCACCACACCCAAGGAAGCCTCCATGGCTTCAATCAATGCCCTTTTACTGTGTTCAATTTTGTTAGACATTTTCAAAAGATTTAAGTGGATAGAATACCAATGAATTACGATAGCCCCCCTCTTTGGTTGGTTCAATGGGGGTAACGCCATGCACGTTCCGCCACGCAGGGTACACCAATATTGAGTTGTCGCACTGGTCTATTGTAGCACCATAGTCAGGGACGTTCAGATTGCCTCCAATGCTATTCTCCCGCTTGGTGATGATTACGTTTACCGCTCCTATGATGTTGGCTGCATCACGGTGATACGGGGCTGGTATGTTGTAGTTGGAAATGCTGCTGGTAAACAACTCACCGAACCTCCATTTCTTGTCGGTCTTTTCTAGCAGCTTCTTTTGGGCTTCGTATTGTTCTGGCATTATATCTCGGATCATGCTTTCTGATTCCTTGCATAGCATCAACATCGCCTTGATGAAGGTGCTTGCTGACTTCACGCCATGCACGCTGCTTATGGTTGGGTATGGCCTGCGCATGTGGGGCTTCGGGGGCACGCTGCCAATAATGGTAGAGTACTGCGAAACAACAAGATATTGCTTTTTACCATTCTCATCCTCGCCCAGGGGGCGTTTCCTATCCATTACAGACTTTGGCACTCGGCTGGTGCGCAGTTCGGTATTGGCTATATGTGCCAGCTGCTTTCCCTTTTCCGTGAGGCTGCGCATGTAGAACCCTATTGGAACTCCCTGGTAAGTAAATACACAGTCCTCCGTTATGTTCGGTGGCAGTTGAGGGCAGATGTCCCCAATCTTTACTCCGTGTTGAATCTGCACGAGTTCTACTTTTTTCATTTCACTATCCTTTTGTTTTGGGTGGCGTATGCTGCTACATCAATTTTGACATCCAACCTTCCATCCTTGTTCACAATCTTTGTGTGTGGTGCGTATTCGTAGTACATTTTGTATGCGGAATCCTCATCACGCTTGGCGTGGTATTCGCCTTGGAGACCGCCCTTATTCGTCCCGACTGCTGGGCAGTTGTAGAAGTGCTTGTGAAACTTCACAACACCGTTGCCTTTTTTTATTGCCTGCAATACGAAATCCCTATCCTCTTTCAGATTGAACTCCTTGCGGTATGGCCAATTTATCTTTTGAATATTCATCAGAACACACACCTCAATGAATGATTTGTTGATTGAGTATGCCTTCTTTTCGTGCCATGCATGTTGAAGGTAATTGATTCCAAAGATCTCAAACGGGAGCTGCTCTGCCTTTTGCTTGATGTCAAACCAAATACCTGCACCCGCTTTGTTCTTCAATCCATTTTTGTAAAAGCCAAACTGATTCACATCATCATCGCACATGATAACCCACTGCTCACCGTTTTGCTTTGCCCATTCAACGATGAAGTTGCGAACATAAGCTATGCCTTGATTGTTCTCTTGAATGTTTACTTTATTTGGCAGGGGGCTTTTGTCAAACTCTTGCGGCTCAACAAAGTGGAATGCTTTAATACCAACCTCCTCAAACAAATGATATGTCTTTGTTGTCGGTCGGCTCTTGGTTGGTATGCAAGCAATCATAGTTTATCCTTCTCGGCCTTTAAGTACTCAATAATCATGGCACCCAGGTACGCACCCCGCTCACGCCAAAACTTCACCAGTGCTTGAGCCTCCTCGTAATGTTCAGCTTCAAATTCAATTTGGATGGCCTTCTTGACACCGCTCTCCATGTCGGCAAGCTCGTCACTCAAATCCTCGTCATCAAGAATTGAATAATCTGGCTCCTGCGCTGGCTGCCAAACGTCCAGCCCCCATTTGTCAAGGTCTGCTGCCTCCCATTCATTTGCCAAGATGTCCCAGTCCCATTCACCGAAGCCTACGTTGTCCTTAATGATGAACTCCTGCCTCTGGTTAAGGGTGAGGTTTTCTGCCACGATGATGGGAACTTCCACCAATCCAGCCGCCTGGCACGCTTTAAGGCGCATATTTCCACCAAGCACTACCATGTGTATGTCTACCACGATAGGACGCAGCTCTAGCATTTGGGGGAAGTCCTTGATGCTTTGAACTAGCTTCTTGAACTTGTCATCTTTTATGATGCGGGGGTTGCTCTGGTTTGGTATTACTTCACCAATGGGTACGTTTCTAGTTTTCATGATCTCAAATAATTATAATAGCAAAGGTACTGATTTATAGTTTGTTTCGTGCCGTTTTTGTATATAGCCTGGGCAAATAGACCATCCGCCTCGTATGCCATTTGGAATCGGCTCTTGCCAATGGTTCCTATCTTCATCATGAACGATGCCGTGTCAATGTTCCCTACCCGTGGCGATTCGGTGGCGTTCAGCCTGGGTTGGCCATTGCGATACACCTGCGCCCAGTTTACGAAGTCCTCATTGCAATCCTTGACGGCATTGTACCAATCGGGGTGGATTATGTTGTCATCGTCCAGGAAGTACACGTAGTCGTTGTGGCTTGCGCTGGTTTGTAGGTAATCAATCGCCATGTTGCGCAGTGGGTGACCGAACCATCCACCCACGTTGGAGCGGATTACATTTATTCCTTTTGGGATCTTGCTCTTACTGGTTGAGAAATCCAGCATCACCGTCCACTTGCATTCGGCTGGGATGCTCTCACGCAAAAAGCCCAGCATCTCTGGGCGTGAACACGGGGTTACAATATGAATCACTTTGTACGTACAAATTTTACGCACTCGTTGAATGCGTCATCGTTGATCTCCTCGCTCTGGAACTCCAGGAAGAAGTTGCGCCCCTTCCTGCGGTACACCTCGTAGTGGTGAATCATGACCCCTGCCAGTTCCACATTGATGCGCAAGATGTAGTGGCGGTTGATTACTGCATCAAGGGTGAACCCGTGATAGCTGGTGTTGGTGGATTTCATTTAGATATTCTTTGGTTAGTTTCGTTCCGAAGTCGGCTTCATGATGGCAAGGTCTGCACAATGCCATGAGGTTTTCAATTACATCTCGGCTCTTGCTTCCACCCATGCCCCTCGGATTGATATGATGGATGTCCACGGCTCTCGATCCACACACCTCGCACGGCACGAACTCAACGGGGCTGATGCCCATGGCCTGGAAATAGATTTTAGTGTGCTTCTTCATATCGCTCGCCAAGGTAAATCGCTCCCGTTATCTTTTCAATCTTGAGTTCTGTGGCATCTTTCAATCCGTAGCGGTCTATCATTTGGTGAATCGCCTCTTGGTCTACCCGCACACATGGCAACTGTTCCCATCGACTGCTGAACCACACCTTCTTTGTTTGAGCTTTCTTGGCTTTCTTGTAGGAGATCACCGCATCCACCATCCAGATTGCCTTGCTAGGTGAGCAGCTCATCAATCAAAATTCAAATTGTTGTCACTCATCAGTTCCCGCAGTTGTTCACGGCACGCATAGTATGCCTTCAATTCACCTTCCGAGGTTCCGTCTGGTGCGTATTTGGTTTTGCTTCGTAGCCATTGATCCATGTCCCACAATACCGAGTGCATCTTTGCTGCGGAGTTTGCCAAGTCAAACTCAATCTGATCGTCTGGCAAGTTATATTCGATTGTTGCTTTCATTTCTTCTCAAAGTATTCGTTCAACAGCTCCGCCAAATACTGGGAATCTTCATCTATGGTCTCGCCAATCTTCTCTCCATCTATGAACACATCGTATCCAGTCGTATAGCAACACCCATCAGCGCAAGTGTGTTCGTATGGTACGAGTTCTATCTTCATTTCTCGTTGGTTTTTAGAGTCTCTTTGAATTGGTCGTATTTTGCTTTTGCTGCCTCGCCCCAATACATTTCACACTCGCCATCTTTAATTGGCGAAGTCACAAAAAATGATTGACGCATTCCAGCCATAGCCGTGAATCGGTAGCAGGTTCCCTTGACGTGGCAACCATCGCCTTTGCATTTGGTGATGTCAGTCATTGTGGTTGTCGTTGTATTCATCAATGAGTCCTTGAATCGCATTAATCGCTGATTCAGCTCGCTCCTCTGTGATTCTCATACGCTCCATCTCCTTTGCCTTTTCAATCCATTGCAGTTGCTCTTGAAGCAACGTGGGCGGGTCAAACAACTTATCAACCAACCACTCTACTGCTGATTTCTGTTTCATTTTAATTGTGGCGATTTCGCCATATTTAGAAATTACTGGCAATTTATAGTTGACCTACAATCGTGTAATTGTCCAGCTCGGGTTCCTCAACGCCCAGGAAGAACTCCTTGTACAAAGCGATGGCCTGCTCCAACTTCTCCTTGCCCGACTGCAAGAAGTCAGGGGAGATGGTGTAGATGCCGATGTCCAACGATCCCTTGTCAATGGCAATGAACACGAACTTATCAAGAGGTACTCCGAACAATCGGGTGTAGATGTAGGCCTGCATATCGTAGCCGTATTTCTTGGCACTGTACGGGAAGGCACGCAGGTCGCTGGTGGTCTTCAAGTCCGCAATGAACCCAGGTGAGTATATGTCGGCTTTTGCTCGGAAGGGTAGGCCATCAATGTACCCAATCTCTGGCACCTCAAAGCTGCACCCCTGGATGTAACCCATCACCTGCTCGTTGCGTAGCAAGGCATCTGCAATGCGCTGCGCTTCCTTCAATTCCTTTGCCGTGATGATGTTCCCGCCTCTTGCTTTCGCTTCCTGCCAGGTCTTGGTGTTCTTGCTCTGCACGTCAATGACCTCATAGTCACCCATCAGTTCGGGTTGCAGCACCATGACGTGCGCAAGTTTACCCACAGTAAACGCATCCGAATCCTCCTGCCCATATTTGGTAACGTAGTGGTAGGTCTTGGGGGATTGCAGCAGCAACTTGCATGCGGTGGAAGAAAGGGCGGAACGGCCTAGATTCCCGTAGTAGAAATCATCATCCAACATTTGCTCCAGGAGCGTTTCACGATCCCACGTTGTTCCGTTCAGTAGTTTGATTACTTTCATTTTTGATTGGTTTTAGATGCATCTCTGCGTTGTTTTTCTTTCTTTGCTCGGCAGAACTTGCAATCCGCCCGTTGATAGTACACCATCTCGTTCTTGTTTACTCGCTTGCAGTGCGTGAAATACTTCGCCTGCACAAACTTGTGGCACTTCGTGCATTCACGATCCACAAGCTCCTTGAATATGCGCTGCATCAGAAGTGCAGGTAGTTAAAATCCTGCTCCATCGCCCGTTGATACAGAGGCTCCCAGTTGAATCCTGGAACCATGTCGGGTTGGTACGGGTATTGGTCAACGTCACCCATGCCGTAAGCATCAACAACGTCCAACCGCCAGCGCATCATGTCGTTCACGGACTTAAATCCTGCCCACGCAGCGAATACTTCGTGGTAATCTCCTGCGATGTCTTCGGGTGCTAGGCCTTGACTCTCGGCCTCGTACATTAGGTCGGTGTAAGTTACTTGCATAGCAGTCCAACTAAAAATTGTGGAACAAGGCAGATTGCCATCAAGGCAGTGCTGACGATTAGGAACCACGCCAACCATACGGTGACGTCTATGAACCAGTTGATGAATTTGTCTTTCATTGCTCTACGGATTCAAGGATTTCGTCAATGTTGATCTCCTCGCTTGCAAACTCATACAGAGCAACGTATGCAAGTTTATTAATGTTTGTGATTGGTCCAAAGTCGCTATCTGACCAGTCAGTCATGCCAAGCTCTGCAATAATTGCAAAGCAGGCCGAGTAGTAGATACATGCGCTATCTACGTTTTCATACAGATGCGCTTGCAGATCATTGCAATCTGCGCCATCCTTGGCCAACTCGGAAAGGGATGCAACTTGCTCCTCGATCCACTTGTACTTGTTGAATTTCATTTTGATTGGTTTTTAATGATACCCAAAAATAAAAAAGATATTTCACATGGCAAAAAATTATTTACATTTTTTTTGTCCATTGCGCATAACACACTGACAATCTCTGCTTTGGGTCTGCAAATTCTTTGTTCATAACATCGTCAGCCATGCAGCGTTGAACGAAATCTTGCTGATCTTCTGATGGTCTAGGGTTGGGGATGGGCATAGTTTAGGATCTTAAATGTTTTAAGGGGTGCGATGTCTATGAGTTCCAATCGGGAGATGACATCTTGCCTCCCTTCTCGGTTGTACAATTTGTGGTACGCCTCGTGCTTGGGCACGAATTGCTTCACCACCAACCGCTCACACAAGGCAAGCAGCTCTGTCCGTGATACCATCGCAAGACCTTGGATGGCTTCAATATCAAATGCAATGTATTCGGCCTGACCAAATAGCCATCCGTCCTTTCCTCGGACGTTGATGAACTCCACCCAGATCTCTCCTGGGTAGTTGTTTCCCTTCACGTCCACCGAGGTCTGCCCTCCTGGGCGCATCACCCAATAGTCAATGTGGTAGTTGATGTCCTCGTGCCGTGTTGATTGGCGGCATTGGTAGCCGATGGCAGCGCAAGCATCAACGAATCGTTGCGCACTCACCCTGCCCAGGTGATCACTATCCGACCACCTCTGACTGCTCACCATACGTAGAGTGCAATGCGGTCAGTTCGTTCATCCACGATGCCCACAATTTAGGCGAGCATGTGCAAGGCACTACCATCTTGTGGCGGAATGTCCGTGCATGAATCTTTGCAATCTCCTCTCGCTGGGTAGAGGTCAGCTTGTGCTTGCCGATCACAGTTCCCAGGAACTCGTATTCCTGCTGCGTGAGGCACTCGGGTGACTTGAATGGGAACAATCTATTCAGCTTCTCCTTGCGTGCATCACAACCGCAGTCAATACCCGTGGCCTCGCTGAACCATTCAACCGCTGCTTTGATTCCCGTTGCCGTGGTGATTGATTCTACCACATCACCCACGCCTTTGGGCTTCCTTCCACGCCTGATAACTTTCTTCGGTTCGTTCTCGGATTTCATTTTTGGTCTTTT